AACGTGAAACCCTTGAGCACTATCGTACTGGGCATAACTTGACCATTAAAGAGATTAAAAATCCTAACTCTCAGTCGGTTAAAACAGTAAAATAATGATAGTTCCTGAAGTATTTCAGCGTTCGATGCCTAAAGTAAAAAAGAACAAACGAAAACCTTTAAAGAAAAGGGCAGTAATAAAGTTAAAAGATTTATACGGAAAACAAAAAATTAACTATTCTAAATAAGATAAAGGTGATCCATCACCTGGAATTTTAATATTAAGTTTTCCTATCTCTGATTCTAACCACTTCTTTTCATAAGGCGCACAGATAAAAATGTGCGCCTTACTTTTTTGCATGATCTCCTTAATTATCGCGGTACTGTCTACATCGCAAGATACAAATATTAGATCATCAAAGCCTAATTTAGAATAATCAAACAAAATACCATCACAATTAAGTATTTTTATATCATCTTTTAGAGGTCCATATTTTATTAACTCATTAGCAATGACCGCCCTTTCTTTAATTATTTCAAGACCAATCTGTTTTAAGTGAGGGTATTTTCTTTGAATATCAATCATAGAATAAGGAAACATACCTGCACCGACTAAAATAAGACGATAACATTTATCAAATAACTTTAATTTCTTTTTCTCGGCAAGAGTCTTATATATCCAAGAGTTGGCCTCTGTCTTCTCAAAAACAAGATTTGATCTAACTATTTTAAAAGTACTTTCATCCGACAACTCTTTAGCCAGATCATTAAATTCTTTTAATTTGGATAATTCAGATCTAACAATTAAGTCTTTCCAATCTTTTTCTAAATCTCTAATTCTTTTTGTCATTTGAAAACTCCGTAAACCATTCTGTATCATAAGACATTGAACATTTAAAAAACTTTACTAAAGATTGAGAAATAATTTTATTAGTAATATTTTTATGATCTATTTCAGGAGCTATAAAAACTAAATCTTTATCATCTAAAGACTTAAAATCAAAATTTATACCATCACAATGCACAATTTGTAAGTTGTTTTTAGCAGGGGAATTTTTAGCTAACTGAAAAGAACTTAGGAAAGCTTTTTTATCGCGCTCAATCCCAATAAGCTCCAAGTGTTTATATTTCTTATGTAAGTTGAATAGAGAGAATGGATAATATCCACAACCAATATAGATAATTTTATTACACTCTTGAAACAAACTTAACATTTTCTTTTCCTTTAGCGTAAGGTAGATTACCCCATCTGAAGGAGAATGTCTGTAAGCGAGAAGACTAAAGTTTCTTATTATCTCTCTTTGATATAATTTATTAGCTTTTTTAGTAAATTTGCTAGGATCGCCCTTACTTTCTAAGTATTTTTTCATAGCATTTTCTGCAAGCACTATTGCTTCTTTATAATAAGAAGTTAAATAATGTTTTTCAATAAAATCTATTAGTTTATCTTTTGTGTATATCACAGATTATCTGAGCAGAGTTGCTAGCCCCTTTAAGGTTGAAATTAAATTTTGCAGGAGTATACCCATCTAGCACTGTTTTTAGAACTTTGTCTACCCTTGTAATCTCAGAAAAATTCATTACTTTATAATAATCATAAGGTTCAAAAGCATATGCTCTTATAAATTGTTCTAATTTTTGACCTGATTGACGAGGAATCACTATAGACGGAATCCTGCCTTTTAGAATTTCAGTAGTAGCGTTATATCCCCCATAAGTAATGTACGCAGAGCAATCAGTTAGTTTATTACGTAATTCAGGAACATACTCCACAAGGAATATGTTCTTATTCTTTCTACCACCAATATTCTTATATTTATTAGCAATAGGCATAATAAAATTATACTCTGGAAAGGCATTAGCTATATCAGCGATGCGTTTAAATATCATAACAGATTCGTCTTTGTTTAGTCCTGTGCTGACAAAAATATTATTGTTCTTACGAGAGTGGAGAGGCTGATCCTCGTCACACACGTAACCTGTATAAATAATCTTATCTTCTATATCATCAATTATACTTTTAGAATTAGCATGCCTAGTTCTATCGCTGATAAGGGGTAAAATCTCCTCATCTCCGTGTACTAATAATGCATCCGCATAATGTTTAATTACTATATTTTGTGTGTACAAAACCCAATCTTGTAAAGAGGTATTATGAGGTTCGTCCCAGGGAAAGTCTCTTACAGAAATTATAATCTTAATATTTCTTTTTTTACATTCTTCAAAATACCTAAAATATTCGTGAGCAAACTGTTGCCTGCAAAATGGAAATCCCTCACATACTAAAGTTTTAACATCATATTTTTCTAAAGTATCAATAAATCTTTTTATTCTAAAATATATTAAAGGCTCTTGCATGATGAACTTAAACATCTCATCCATACTCGGTACAGCGAAGTTCTTTAAAAAAGATATGTGAGGTACACTTAACTTAATAGGCGGCTCAAACAATTGATCCATAACAACTACTTTTTCGTGTTTAGCTGTTTGCTCTGCTATGAACTTTATTCTTTGAGAGTGTCCTAATCCTCTATAGTACTGTGTTAAAAATCCTATTGTCATCTTTTAGAAGGGGCTAAATAAGTATCTCCCATTGGGAATATCTTAGTTATGACATCAGCACAAGCTCTTGCGATTTCCATGTGCTCTTTTTGAGTGCCATTTTTTTCTCTTAAATCAATATAGTGTAACCAAGACCTAAGTGTACCATTTACATAAACTCTAGACTCTATTAAGCCCTCTGGTAGAACTGCTCTTGCTTGTTCTTTAGCAATTCCTCGATCAATAGCCCAGTTATATGCTTTTACTGCTGCCAGCCACACTAAATCTTGTTGACCGTTCCAAGATTGTTGCAATGCGTTATCGTCTGTATCGATTGAGTTTTGTCTATTCTTTGTGTCTTGTAATCTTGCCTCTCTCCTCACAGACTTTAAATCATCCAAAGGGTTAGCGTAGCGTTGAGAAAACTCTTGAAAAGAAAAAGAACGATGCCTTAGAATCTGTCTAGCAATGTCACGCGTGGTAGTAATTTCTAAACAAACATTAACCATTTCAAACGGTGACCAATGTTTTTCTCTAATTAAGTATTTTAATAATTTTTCATTAGTCTCTGTATTATCCTGATTAGAAGGATTTGATACTCTAGCACAATATGCAACAATATCTTCAATGTTTTTAACGTCAGTATCTCCAAATACTTCTTTATTAATCTGAGAGTAAGAAATTAATTTAACTTCCATCACTATCTCCTTTATCTATGTTTTTAGACCATATAGAGGCTTCTCCACCTTTTTTACGTATTGTAGAAGTTCTAACTCCTCCATCGATATATTTTTTTACCTGATCTCTATCATACCCTACATTGAACTGTCTTTGTTTCTTAACATCGTGAATGTCGGGTAACATTTTTTTCTTAATTTTTTGAATGAAATTTTTGGCTGAACGATTTTTCCATTTAATTTCTTCTATCCAATCAACATATTCTATTACCATTCTCGGCTTATAGTTTACAGAGAAGAGTGCTATTTTTTGAGTAGGCTGTAGGACTTGTGCTTCTTTAAATTTATTTTCTAATAAAAGCCATATTTCATTTCTAAACGTAAAATCAAAAGTAGAAATACCGTCTGCTAAACATATGCCTTGCTCATAAACTAAGTCAGTAAAAGAATTACACTCTATCCTAAAATTTGGATTTGGTAATTGAGGGTATATGCCTGTAGGGATTGGTAGTATTTGTCCTGCTTTAATTGATATAGGTTTACGAATACATGCTCTGAGGTGAAAAAAAGAATCAAGTGGAGTATCTTGATTAAACCCCCACTCAATACTATACTCTTTTTCAAGCTGTTTAGCTATGGTGCTCTTTTCAATTTTGATGTTACAAATTTGAAAGTCTTGCAAGAGGCTCGTCTCCTTCTTTACCTGCACATATAGCGTCTACACAGTACGCTTTTAGATTAATTAGTTTTTCGTTTCTAACTAATTGTTCTTTACCAGCATTTAAGTTTTGAATATATTTTGATCTACCCTTAATAGGTAAAGCAGTAATCAAGTTATCTAAGGTGTTGTACTCTTTAGCAAGAGCCTGTGCTCTCTTTGGTCCTATTCCTTCGATACCTAAAATATTATCAGATTTATCTCCTTCAATGATTCGTGATAACATATACAAGTCGGGAGTAATTTCAAAATCATCCTCTAAGGTTTGAAGTGTGATTTCTTTTCTGCTGAAAATATTAAATACTGATACGTTATTGTCAATCAATTGATATAAGTCACGATCTGAAGAAACAATCCATGTATGGTCATATCTATCAGAAATGTTCTGCGTAATCCAAGCAAGAATATCGTCGGCTTCAACCCCTCTAAATTTTAGAACCTCTTCATCTAATTCTTCTGGTAGTGAGTTAAGTACTGCAAAGAAGCTTTCATATTTTTTAATCTCTTCTTCATCTTGTGGTTTTTTACGCGTACCCTTATACTCATCATGCATGTCCATACGATAGTACGACTTACCAAAATCAAAACAGACGATGGTACGAGTAGCTTCATAAGATTTTGCTAGTGATTGGATTGTGCGTACAAAGTCGTCTCCAAAAGAATCAAAGTTAGGACGTTGTAGCCAGCGATAAGATAGGTTGTTAGCGTCAATAATTAGTAGATTATTGTAAGTTGAATAGTCTGGCTCTTGCAAGTCTGCAAGGTCATTCCAAGATTTTGTCATAGTTATCTCCTATATTTATAAATAACTATATCAATTTATTAACAATTAAGCAAGGTTAGTTTGTTTTTTAACAGACATAATCCAGTCATCAAGTTTTGTAATTTTAAAGTGACATCCAAAAGATTTTACTTCAACATAAAAGGGCACTTCAGTATCATCATCAAATGCTACAAAGTCTTTTGAGCGATTCCATCTAAAGATAAGAAGAGGTTTTTTCTTCATCACTTCCGCTTCTCTAACTGTTTGTTTCCAAAATTGAAGCATATCTGTAGTTTTAGAAGTTAATAAGTTATTCCACTCGATATTTTTGTAGTGTTTACATTCGATAGCGTAGGGCCACCAAGCAGTGTCATGAGGTGTCCAAATATCACCTTTTAAATAATCTATAGCACCGGATAAAGGTACTCTTCTAAATTCTTTGTTGAACTCGCTTGAAAGTCTTGTAGCTATTTTTTGTTCATAAGCTGAACCTTTAGCTTTACTTTTATTATGTGCCATTCATATCCTTTATCACTTTACCAGCAAACATCTTATTTTCTTTGTCAGATAAATGATTTGTTGTTCTTACGTGTTCTTTTTCATAGTCGTAAGGACCAGAATTTATTAAGTATGATTCTAATCCAAAATAATGTTCATTGGAATACTTATTTATATCTTCATGATAGCGAGGATAAATATTTCTATATAATAGGTAATCACAAGGTAAAGATGAAATGAGATGTTGCAAGCACCAAGATTGATATTGTGCAGATAGTCTGTACGAGCCACTCATCAAATATTTTTTCATCTGTTCTAATTGATAATTACGTAATTGAGATGATAAATTACCAGAAGTTATAGTAGGAGACTTAGAGAAAGATGAATCTTTGATTTCGTCTATGTTCTGTCTAAAATCTTCTACGGAAACGGGTAGAGAAAATTCATCATCATCTATCTCAAAACGTTCAGCAGCAGTTAATGATATGACAACAAAATCATCAGAACTTAAATTATTTAATGCGTGCTGTAGTTGAAAACATATAGCATAATTACTACAACCCACTATAGCAAGATTAACTAATTCTGAATCATAGAAATCTGAAACTATACGGGGCCAATGTTTAACTCCTGTTCCATAACTAAAACTTTCACCACATACTACAAGCTTGTTCTTTTTAGATCCAGTGTGACGCAATGGAATCCTCCACTTATAATTCTATCATGCCTTAGTTCAAGAGGGATAGTCTCAACACCAAAATAATTAAGTCTTTCATGAATTTGTGTTTGTTTCTTATCTACGATAGCAAGATTCTCATTGACACTGAGTAGATTCATACCAATCCACTCACTAGCTCCCCACGGAAGACCAAGGGGAGGCGTAGTTGGTCCTACACACTCATTAATCCATATCTTATCCCAATTCTTAAATAATTCAGGTTCGTTTTCGGGAGTCACCCTATCAGCATTATATAATACAAGACCTTCTCTAATAGGCACAATAGTGCTATCAAGGTGTGCGTAAGAATAAAGATTTTTTGCTAGATGTACCTTATAAGAATCTCCAAGAACTCGTTGTAACCACTTAGCTCCATTTTCGTTACCGGTATTCGATACTTGATATAGTATGTCATTATTCACTCGAACACAATTAGCAGCTTCAAAAAGTATTTCTTCGTTGTGTAAAGAAGGAACACCTTTAGTATCTTCCTTATAGTTTTCATCATAAAGCAGTGGGATAGGTGCTTTAATCCAATTATAACCTTCATTCCAAAGCTTCGTAAATATATCTCTATAGGCCCAAGTTTCAAACTGTCTATTCCAGATAGGAGACGGTGTTTCAATGAGTGTGTCACCAACAACAAGAGTTAAATCTCTAGGACAATGATAATGCCAATTCTTTCCCTGCCATGTGGGAGATTTAGTTTCAGCTGTAGCATAGGTAGTATTAGGGCGATGAACTACAATTCCCAAACTTTTGAGTACGTCTGATAAATTATCTAAATCCTCATTTTGTTCTTCAATAATTTGATCTGGGTAAAAACCAGTAAACTCTTTGATAAAAGACTCTTCATACTCAGGAAATTGACATTTCATTGTGCTGATATTAGGAATAGAAATAGTAGCATAATCAGCAGTTCCTACAATGATTTCCTCTAACGGGTCCCAGTCATTATTACATGTCAAAAGTCATTCTCCCATCCCAGAGTCTTGAAAAGCAAAGACGATTAGTGTCTCTACCTCTATTGTACTCAGGATATTCATTAGCTGTGTCTAAACCAAAGTAGACACATTTAGTTTTCTCTAAATTATATAATTTACAGTATAGGTCTTGTTTAGGTGCGTATTTATCGTATATATACATTGGACTAAATTCTTGCATTAGTCCAAGCCCAAGATATACGCTACACATATTGATGTAATTATAGTATGGCTCGTTGATAACATATAAAGGATCTTCAAACATTTCTTTTTGTAGTCTTATACCTATCCTGTAATTTTCCACAGGAAAAACTTTTGATAAAGAAGATACCACGTATTCTATGCAGGGATGAGATAAATCAATTTCTATTTCCGTAGCTATATTGATATACGCTAAATCAAGAAGCACTGGAATTTCTTTGTCATCACATTCTGTAAGTATTCGCTCTAAGTTTGGATATAAATCACAAGTATCAGAGAACGGAGCACTTATAACCAGCACATCTCCTGATTTTAATTCGTCATCTTCTAACCAATCAAAGCGCATAGAAAAATACATAGATTTAATCATCTGATGATAAAAATACTCGCCACGTGCTAGTCTAAGTCTATTTTTATTTCTATATCTGGTATAAAAATGAGCAAATGACTCTGTTGTGCCTTGGGTAAAACAGGCATGTTTATACATAGATAAACCATTTAGTTTGTGTGGGTCAGATAAAAAATATTTAAACTGACTAAAATAGTCCTGTTTTATACTTTCAAAATCGTGGTACGAACTATTAACAGCATATTTCTGAACTAAATAGTCCCGCATATAAAGAGTGTCGCTATCGTAGACACTATAAGCGCCTCCAAAAGGCTTATTTTTATTATCAGGAAGGTTTGTGTAACGAGCCATTAAGAGTTAAGAAATCCTGAAACTTGAAGTGAATAACGATCTTCTAGACCTGCATTTGCTGCTAAGTGAAGAACGGTGGAATCCCACATATAGCCAGTATTTGCTTTCCAATGCGTAACTACTGTGTCATTAAACTGAAGAAAGTGTCCTGCCTTCCACTCTAATAGTTGTAGATTAGCTCTAACTTTTACTCTTTCTTCGTTTGGAAATTTCTTATTAATCTGATAAAAAGTATCACGATGCATAGGATTTGTCATGCCAGGAGGTTGTTTTATAATAGATACTGTAATCGCCTCTATACCTAATTGATTACCTAAATCTGTATAATCTATCTCACTATTATCAAAAAATTTCTGATAAAACATAGTGTTATAGTGAGTTAGCGATTTTGGAAAGCCACCAATTTTATCATGAATATCTTTGAGTTCTACTTGTTGGTGTCCTAAACAGTCGTGCTCAAACTGCTCCCACTCAATATCGTAGATAAAATCAAAATCATAATTTATCTCTACTTCTTTAAGAAACATTTAAGACTCCCATGAGTGCTGTCCTTTTTGTTTGAACCCGAATTCTAAGTATGTGTTAATGTTAGCAAGGCTAACCTTTGATAGCTTTAACAATTCATTTACGAAAATTATATCAACATTGTTATTAATTGCCAAGTCCAAATAATAATTTCTTAACTCTTTGTCGTTAGGTAAAGAGTATATACTTAGCATAATGACGTTTTGCCCCTTATTAATCATATCTTCTAGTATGGGTAGATGCTCTAGATGTTCATTTTCAAACACATATCCTGAATACTGGATACTATTTTGTTCACAGTAGTTTACAATATAATTACGTTGTATATGAAGAGGAATATGCTTATCAAAATCACTATTATTAGATAAATAAATTGAGGCATTATTCGTTTTTACCTTTTCTTGTTCGTATTCTTTTGGTAATCTAAAAAACCCTCCTGGATATCTACCATTAAACTCTTCGCCTTCTACTAAAACATGCCAATCTATAGCCATTCGAGTGGTGTTTGTTTTATTATTTATGTTACCATGTATATGCTCTTGATGAAATAAATGAGCTTGCCCAGGAAATAATGTTACAGGAAATGCTTTATCTAAGCTCATCTTTTCAAAGGTGTCCTGTGATGTTTTGTATTGCACTACTTCTTTAGTTATATTCTTTGAGTCTTCATATCCTACAATCCACATCGAATTAGACTCATAGCAATTAGTTAAAGGCATCCAGATAGTGCCTTGTCCTCTTCCATTGTTATAGAAAATTCCTTGATGAAAATGCAATCTACGACCAAGTTTTTCTTGGTTTGGAACCACTAAGTTGAGGGTAGGGAATCTTTTTACTAAGTACTTATTACTACCTATTAACGGTTTGATATATTCTTCGGCAAAGTCATCTATCATTTTACCAAAAGACCTAGCAGCAAATGACTTTTGAACTTTATCTGTAATATTTACTAAGTTTTCAGATTTAACACAAGTATGTAAATACTGTAAATCCGTAAGATTTGGATAATCCTGTTGAATTACGTTAAGAACCCACTCACTAAAGTTATATCTTTTTAAATCATAGTTTAGTGTTTTGTTATCCCAATTATCTTTATATGAGTTATGCATATCCTAGTTCATATTTTGCAATGATATATGACTTTAAAAAATCACTTCTAACTATGTCGTCTACTCCAAACTCAACTGTACTAAATTCCTCTAATGAACTAAGAATGTTCATAAAATTAAGTATCCCACGTTTATCATTTTCTCTGGTTAAATCTGTCTGAGTATAGTCACCACAAAAAATTATCTTTGAGTTTTTACCTATTCTTGTAATAATACTATCCAATTCATGGAAGTTTAAATTTTGACACTCATCTACTATAACAACTGCATTGTTAATAGTGATTCCTCTTATAAATGAGGTGCTCATAAATTTTACATTACCTTGTTGTTTAAGAGCGTCATATGATTCTTTATAATTAAATAATTCACTACATATTGATCGGTAAGGTGCTTCGTACAAAGATACTTTATCTTGCTCGTCACCAGGTAAAAATCCAATGTCTCTTGTAGAAACAACTGAACGAACAATAAATACGTCGTCATATACAGTAGAAGGATCTAACACCTCTTCTAAGGCTAAGTAAAGAGAAAGAAACGTTTTACCCGTACCTGCTATTCCATGAAGAAGTAGATGTTTATCTTTTTTATAAGACTCATAAGTAATTGTTTGATTATCAGTTATAGGTGAGAAAGTTAAGAGATCGTCAATTCTGACTTTTTTAAGAGGCTTTTGATGCCCATTTCCGTTAGCCAATAGCTAATTCTCCTTATTATTGTGAATCGAGAATATTCGATTTCATTAATTCAGTATAGCCTCCAATTAATTGTCCATCAATAAAAATTTGTGGAACTGACCTTGCATTGGGGGCAACACTTAATAAATCTTCTTTGGTTAAGCCATTAAATCCAATTAATTTTTCATCATAGGCAATCCCACGCTTATCACACTCGTGTTTAGCCCTTACACAAAATGGGCAGTCTGGTTTACTCCAAATTACTATTTTCATTATAGGTCGCCTTCTTGACGATTTTCTGAGTAATGAACATCAAATTCTCCATGAGGGTATCTAGACTCAAGTTTTTTAACATTTTCTGCTACAACATCATTAGGGTCTAGATCTAGTGCTCTACAAGCATTTACCCAGTACCATATAATATCTCCTAGCTCACGCTTCATATGAAAAATTGTATCATCATCTAAGGGCTTACCTTGAAATACGCATTTTTTTACAATCTCGTTAAACTCACCACCTTCTGACGCTAGACCAATACCTCCTGTCATTAGTAGTGATATATTAATTGTTCTATCAAGTTCGTGTAGTTTATCAGTTAGTTTTCTTACATTATTACTTTCTTGGCTAGTTACTGCACTAACAAATTCTTTATATTTATTCAGATCAATCATAAAGAGAATCCTTTAAATGTATCTTTTGATACGTCTTGTTTAGTTCCTCCAATTACATAACTGGAGATCTCAGTTTCTTGAGGAGCAACTTGTACTTCAGCCCCTGAAATCCATTTTTGAGTCCAGGGTAAAGGGTTAGCACGTGGTACTGAGTACGGACATTTTACTCCGATAGCAGTCATACGTTTGTGTGCAATCCATTCGATGTAATCAGACAAAAGTTGAGTGTTAAGTCCGATCATCGATCCATCTTTAAATAAGTAGTTTGCCCACTCTTTTTCTTGATTAACTGCTTCGACAAACATATCAATTACTTCTTGCTCGCACTCTTTTGCAATTTTAGCAAAATCAGGATCATCTTGTGGTAAAAGTTTTAGAATCTGCTGAGTAGAACCAAGGTGAACATTTTCATCACGAGCAATCAACTTGATAATCTTAGCATTACCTTCCATCTTTTTAAGTTCAGCAAACGCCCATGAACAAGCAAAAGATACGTAAAAACGTACTCCCTCAAGAATATTAACACTAGCCATACATAAGTATAGCTTCTTTTTTAATTCATACAGTGAAATAGACTTATTACTATTTTTTTGATAAACTCCCAACTTCATACCATCAATAGGGTCATCTTCTTCTGTCGATGTTACGCTATGTTCACCTTCACCAAATAGTTGATACCATTTTGTCATCTCAATAAGATCGTCGTAATGCTCTGAAATAGAATCAGCACAGTCAACAATTTCTTGAATATCCATCATTTCGTCAAATACCTTAGAAGGGTTGGGATAGATATTACGTATAATATGTGTATAAGAACGAGAATGAATAGTTTCACTAAATGTCCAAGTAATAATCCAATTTTCAAGTTCTGGTAAGCTGACAATGGATCCAAAACTTTCTGCGGGAGCACGACCTTGTACACTGTCTAGTACGATCTGTCTTTTTAGATTAGATGTGAAAATATGCTGTTCATGCTCTGTAAGATTTTTAAAATCTGCTGCGTCCCTTAAGATATCTATTTCTTCTGGTCTCCAAAAGAATCCGAGTTGTTTATCTGTTAGTTTATCAAATGCTCTATATTTTAAGGTATCAAATCTTTGCATCCCTAAAGAGTTATCAAAAAACATTTTTGATGTTGTATGGTCATATGATGATGTATTTAGTACTGTCATTTTCTTTTCCTTATAAAACGCAACTATCACAGTCTGCGTCGTCAATTTCTTCTTGAGGTATATCATCAAGTTTGCTGATGTCTATTTCGCCTTGGCCGTCAAAAGTATTAAAATAGTAGAGTTGTTTACCTCCATATTTATAGAACATTAATAAGTCTTGTATCATAGCACTCATTGGAATCTTTTCATCTTCAAAAAAAGTTGGGTTATAAGACGTATTAACACTAATTCCTTGATCAATATATTTTTGTAAAACTGCACAAATTTTTAAATAACCTTCAGGAGATTTTTGATCCCATAGTAAGTTATATTTAGATCTTAATTTATGGATACCAGGAACCACTTGTTTTAGAACTCCGTCCTTGGATTGCTTAACAGACACAAAAGATCTTGGAGGCTCAATGCCGTTAGTAGCATTAGCAATTTGGGCTGAAGTTTCAGAAGGCATTAACGCCATTAGTGTAGAATTCTTGATTCCCCACTCCATAATATCTAAACGTAGTCCATTCCAGTTTTGTCTTTCAACATGAGGAACTAGTTCATCAATTTCTTTTTTACGAGTATCCATTGGCATAATACCCTTGCTGTATTTAGTCTCGTTAAATCCAGAAGGAGCACCCCACTCTTTTGCTAAGTTAGCGGAAGCTTTGATCAAGTAAAAACTCCACGCTTCAGCATATTCATCCAATAATTTTAGATTTGGTTCTTCATATGATGTATTATTTTTAGCCAACCAATAGGCGAGATTAATTATTCCAATACCCAGAGGACGACGTTTCATTGTAGCACTCTTAGCTGCTTTTACAGGGTAGTCTTGATAATCGAGCAAGGCATCTAAACCACGAACAGCTAACTCACAAGGCTTTGCAAAATCTGAAGGTTTACTAATTTTACCCCAATTAATAGCACTTAACGTACATAAAGCAATTTCACCGTCATCACTATCAAAACTACTTAGAGGCTTTGTTGGTAAATTAATCTCACAACATAAATTAGACTGATGGACGGGGGCCACTTTTTCATCAAAAGAAGAGTGTGTGTTGGCATGGTCTACGTTCATAAGATAGATACGCCCCGTATTTTTTCTTTCTTCCATAAACGAAGAAAATAATTGAATAGCAGGTATTGTTTTCTTACGAATATTTGGGTGTACTTCTGCTTTTTCGTATAAGTATTTAAACTCTTCTTGATCGTTGAAAAAAGCTTCATAGAGGCCGGGAACGTCACTTGGCGAAAATAATGTAATATCTCCTCCAGAAAGTAGTCTTTCATACATCAGTTTGCTAAATTGAACTCCATAATCCATATGTCTAACACGGTTGTCTTCTGTACCTTTGTTATTCTTTAGCACCAAGAGATCTTCAACTTCCAAATGCCAGATTGGATAGTACAAGGTGGCGGCACCATTTCGCACACCGCCTTGAGAGCAGGATCGTGTCGCACTTTGAAACATTTTATAGAACGGAATAACTCCTGTATGGTAAGCATCCCCACTTCGGATGGGGCTTCCGAGGGCTCTAATTCTACCAGCTCCGATGCCGATGCCTGCTTTTTGACTGACATACTTAACAATACTGCTAGTACTAGCATTAATACTATCCAATGAATCATCTGTTTCGATAAGAACACAAGAAGAGAATTGTCTTTGTGGCGTGCGCACCCCAGCCATAACAGGAGTAGGCAAGGATATGTCAAATGTAGATATTGCATCGTAGTAATCTTTCACCCATTTAATTCTCGTTTCTTTAGGATAATTTTGGAAAAGTGTCATAGCAATAAGCATGTAAGCCATTTGTGGGGTTTCAAATATTTGCTTTGTGACACGGTTTTGAACTAGATACTTACCTCTAAACTGTTCCATAGCTGCATAAGTTAAAGTATTATCTCTTTGATGTTTTATGAAACTATTTAGTTTATTGAACTCTGCTTTAGTATAAGTAACAAGAATGTCTTTGTCGTAGAATCCATTTTCTACATTTTTTATAACTAAAGTATACAAATCCCAAGGGTCAAACTGCCCATAAACCATTTTACGTAAGTGATAATTAATCAAACGCCCTGCAACCCACTGATAGTTAGGGGTTTCTTCAGAGATTAAATCAGCTGCTGACTTAATTAAAGTTTCTTGTACATCTTCAGTTTTGATCCCGTCGAAGAATTGAATCTGCGAATGAATTTCTACCTCACTTGCACTAACACCGGCAATCTCTTCACACGCAAAAGTCACTACTTTATGTAGTTTTTCAATATTTAGAGACTCACGTGTACCATCACGCTTAATAACTTCAATCATTTGATTTCCTTACTGTATAGAACTTATATTATCGTCTTTAACGATAGAAACTTTATCAATTAATGGATGGGTAAAATCATGAGAGATAAGAAAAACATTAAGGTTATCTTCTTTTTGAAGAACTTCTACAAGCTTATCTTTGCCTTCGTCATCAAGGACACCTGTAATCTCATCAAGAAATAGTAGATTAACACTACTACCACCAAGTTTGGATAGTAGGCTTCTTATCGCTAAAAGAATGGAGGTTTGAATTCGTGAGAATTCACCTCCTGATACAGTTTCTATAGGTGTTGAGATTCCGTTGTTGATGACGGAGATATTTAGTTTTTCTTTATCAAGTTTAAACTCTACTTGAAATTGACCATCACTTAGTATTGATAAATAATAATTTATCGAAACTTCTAGTTCTTTAGTTAAATTCTCAAGCTTAAATGCTACGATACCAGACGTGCTGAAGGCTTTTTTAAGAATATTTAAAGAATTTATCTGATTTGATTTAGATAGAGTATCATCTTTTACACTTTGTTGTCTAACTGTAAAATCATTTTTTTGGTCGATTAGGGCGTCTACCCTTGCATTATGCATACTAACTTGTTTATTATGTTCTTGCGCATCTTTTGAATCATTTGCTTGAATACTGTATTCACCCTGTAATTCATTAATTCTTGTTTTAATATTTCCTATATCTGGATAATCTTTTGCAACAGTATTATCAATTAGCTGAGTTAAATGTTCAAAACGTTCAATCTTTCTTTTATTATCGATGTACTCTTTCTTTTTAGTATCTATTTGTTTAATTTCGTTACTCCACTTGGTAGCTTTTTCCATAGCTTCCTTATATAATGTGGTTTTCTCATTAAGCGCGTCTTTAAGGTCTTCTTTCAACTTGACAAGATGAGTTGTGTCAATTGTTTGCCCACAAGCAGGGCAAGTGTCATTAACCTGTACCTTTGTGACATCATTTTCAAGAGTATTAATTTCACTTCTAAGTACTACTATATTATTTTTGATATCTTGATAGTCTTCGTTGTATAGAAATTCTTCTGGAGTAGTCATTCCAGAGATAAACTGTATTTCATCCCGTTCTTCTATATACATATTATTTTTATCTATCTTTTTACAAGTAGTTTCGTAATTATGCAATTCTTGTTGAAGCACTCCTATCTCTCTTTGCAACGCCTCATCAATATTAGGTACGTCTTTTTCAGTCTGTTTTGCTGGGATAGAAGTAAGCGCAAGAAAATCATCTATAGTTTTAAGCTCCCCAATTAATCTATTGTACTCTCTATCAACTTCAGTTGATTTAGTTTTTACACGTTCTCCAATTGATATGTACTTTTCAAGATTAAATAGGTTGATAAGAAACTTCTTACGATTCGCATCTGTAGCTTTTAGGAACTCAAGTAAATCTGTAGAAGACTGATATGTTAGTTGAGAGAACACTTCAAAATCTGTGCCTACAATATCAGCTATCTTTTTATACGTGTCTAGTACCTTGTGGTCAGAAATGTCAACTCCATCTTCAATAAGCTTTACTTTAGTTTGTGCCCCAGACCTAGTAACATCAACTTTATAATTAGTATCATCTTTAGTAAAAGTTAGAGAAGTAGACCAAGATTTTTCTTTAGACCAACGGTTGAGGATATCAGTCTTTTTAATTCCTTTAATATTCTTATTGAAAAGAGTTTCTTGAATAATCATTGCGATAGAAGATTTACCACTACCATTTGGTGCAGTAAGTTGGGTGATTCTATTATTAGATAGATCAATTACATTGTTTTTACCGTAACTGAACATATTTGAAAAAGTTAGTTTATTAAGAACTATGCTACTCATCTTGATTTCTTTCTATTTCGCGTTCGATAAAGATTTTTCTCATATAATTAAGAGTAAATCTTTCCCATGTAATAAATGTCTGCATCCTAAAAGCGCAGTATTTTCTAATTTCATCTTCTAAGTCACCTACTAGTTTAATAGATTTTTCCCAACCTGTCATTTTAACTCTTCTTGTGAGGTGTGGGAATGCTTCGTACAAAAAATCATTATTCTTGTCTCCAGGCTGGTCGCCATCAAAGTTCGAAGCATAGTGACAAAAGATAGGCTCAAGAGATGTAAAAGTAAAAAAACGCTTATCCTTAGCTATAGCATACTTAATAATGTTCGGGGAATCTTCCCACCACCCAACACCAATTTGACGATGAAAGTCAGGATTATGACCAGAAAATATTATAATCTCATCATCTTCTATATAGTTGAATAAATTACACAATGCAATTTGAGAGTATGAGTGAGTAAACTGCCCGTGTTTTACTGCATCAGGTATTGTATGCTTCATCATTTTGTCTAGTGGAAGATTAATAACTTTATGAGGAATATTACGGTCTTGGCAATATTTAGCTGCGTAGATAATGTCATAGTCGTTAGCTCCATCAAACAATCTTTGAGAAATAGCTCTAAAAGTAATGCCCTGCTCATAAAATGTTTCAGCGGTAACTTCTGAATCTATTCCCCCACTTAGGGCTAATACATATTTATAGTCTTTATGCTTTTCACCAAAAGCTGTTGCTAGTTTAGTTAGGTCTCGTTTGAACGATTTAGAACGACGAGTATATTCTGGAACACTGACTCTTACGCCAATCGAGGGTATTAAGTTAGAACACAAATAGTTTTTCTCTGGTCTTAGATACGAGTTATTCTGAACATACTCCCAATAAACTCTATTAAGACGTAATAAATCAGACGACATTCAGAGATTTGAACTCCGTCAGTACTCGTTCTGTGTCAGATACTTTGATATGTTTAAGATAAATCTCTAGTTCTTCATAGATTGTTTTATTTTTAAGATCAAGCGTAGATTCTTCTGCCGGTTTTTCTACCATCTTTTTGTCTAACAGTTCAGAATTTTCCATCTTAGCAAGTTGATCTAATGAACCTGTGACTTCATATACTACGTGATGAAATGAGTCTGAAAGCATCTCTTCACCAACAGCAATCTTACGTCGTATCAGCTTAGGTAGTTTTAAATCATAGAACTCACGTGTGTAGTTGCGTGAATCTACTATATCAAAAATATCTACTCCATACTCTCGCATCTCATCACGATCAAATGTAGTATTTAAGGGAGAACCAGGGTAGTAACAGTTAGTGTCGCCATAACGATGATTAAAGTGTAGATCGCCAAGTAGACATAAGCCCCAAGGAGAGAGACGGGAGAAATCATATTCCGGCGTAATATGCGGAGGCACTTCTCCACGAATATGCGTAACCAATATATCGTCGTTGACATATGTTGGTAGATTGTCGAGCTGCATTTCGCCATACGGATAGAATTGAAATGACGTTTTACCCACAGTCGCACGTCCGTTTCTAGTAAATAAATGGACGTTCTCATTTTTGATGGCATTATCTTCATTAAAATATTCAAAGAAAGATTCTCCTTTTCTAGTGGCTTCGTGATTTCCTGGAATGATGTAGGTGGGTATTGTGACGGAATTGATATAGCTCAAAAACAAACAGATTTCATCTGGTTCTGGCTTCTTATCAAATACGTCACCAGCTATAATATGTACATCACAGCTTTGTTCTAGTGCTATTAATTTACGAAACATTGCCTTGAATCTACCAACTTGCCAGTCGTAAGGTACTTTTTTCTTGTGCAGATTAATATGCCAATCTGCGGAGCAAATAA